TATGGAAGGAATAGACGTTCAGGCGATCGTGCGGCAGGCGATCCAGGAATACGCCAGCAACGAACAGGCGAAGAGCGAACCGGCCTACAAGGCGGAACTCGAGGACGAGCGGAAGCGGCGGGAGCAACTGGAGCGCAGGCTGAACGAACTCGTGGCGGAAAACAAACACAGCCGCAAGCTCGCGGAGGAAGCGGAACGCAGCTCGGCGATACGCGCGGAGTTGCAGCGGCTGGGCGTAGCGAAGATCGACCTTGCATTCAAGGCGGTAAAGGACGACATCGAGCGCACGGAAGACGGGCGGCTGGTGGCTCGGGGAGAAGCGGGGCGGGTTCCGATTAAGGAATACCTCTCCAGCTTCGTTGCGGAAAACCCCGAGTTCTTGCCGGCGCGCATCGCGGGGGGGACCGGAATGACGGCGACCCTGAAGGCGCCTGCGGAAGGTCGGGAGACGATCTCTCTCGAGCAGATCCGGCCAGGCATGAGCGCGGAAGAGATGCAGCGGGTACGAGAGGAAATCGTGCGCGTCGCGTCGCGGACCCTACGGGGGCTGTGAGAACGAACGGGCCCGGAAGGCCCGGAGAAAGAACAATCAGGAGAACGAATGGCAACAATTACCTCAACGAACGTGGCAAACGCGATCGTGAAACTGGTGGCGGCGGACGCATTGCCGGTGCTGGTGGGGAACCTCGTGATGGGGAACCTCGTGAATCGCGATTACGAGCCGGTGTTAGCGAACGCCGGCGATACCGTTAACGTGCCGATTCCGCCGGTGATGACGGCGAACAACATCGCGGAAGGCGGATCGGTGCAGCCGCAGAACCCGAATCTGGGAAACGCGCAGATCGTGCTTCAGAACCACGTGGAAGCGACTTTCCAGATTCCGGATGTGACCAAAGTGCTGGCCGTGCCGGACCTGCTGAAGCTGTACATGCAGCCTTCGGTGGCGGCGATCGCACAGAGGATCGAAACCGATCTGCTGAGCCTTTACGGCGGCTTCACGACCAACCCCGCGGTGGGGACGGGCGGAACGGCGCTGACGGAAGCGACGATCGACGCGGCGGAGACGACGCTGTTCAACGCGATGAATCCGCCGAGCATGCAGAAATACTTCGTGGTGAGCGCGGCGGCGTATTCGCAATGGCGGCAGATTCCGCTGTTCGAGGAGTTCCAGACCGCCGGAGCGGCGGGCTTGCGGGCGTTGATCGACGGGACGGTCGGAAAGTACAAGGACTTTTACGTGTTCCGTTCGCAGTTCGTGCCGCAGACCGGGACGACGACGGTGACGACGCACAACATGGCTTTCACGCGGGACGCGATCGGGCTAGTGATCCGGCGGCTGCCGCAACCGCTCCCGGGGACGGGCGCCATCGCCGAGTACGCGGAGCTGGGCAACTTCGGGATGAGGGTGGTGATGAGCTACCAGCCCGACACGCTGGCGCAGCAATTCACGGTGGATGTGCTGTACGGGTGCGGCGTGCTGCGGAACACCGCGGGCGTGCAAGTGAACACGTAGGGAAAACAGAGCGGGGACGGACGCGACGAGCGATGCCAAGAGGCGGATCGACAATCCGCCGCAGCTTCGCGACCTGGCCGAGCCAGCGCCGCGGCTGTCCTCGCAGCCGATCAACGAAAGAGAAAACGATGGATCTGACAGCCTACTACCAGAAAATCCGAACCACGGAAGCGGCCATCACGGATACCTATCCGATCGTGGTGAGCCTGGCCACGCCGGACGGGGGGAAGGCCGGGGTGATGACGGAGGTGACGCGCGCGATTGCGGCGAAGATGATCGTCGACGGGGAAGCGAGCCTGGCGCCGACGGCGGCTGCCGCGGCGTTCCGCACATCGGCAGTGGCGGCGAAAGCCGCGGCGGACCAAGCAGCAGCGGCTTCGAAGATGCAATTCGCGGTGTTGACGCCGGCCGAGCTGAACAAGTTGAAGGCCGTCGCCGACGATCTGAAGGACCCGGCGTAACCACCATGGCCCTCTTTACGGACGGTCTTGTCTCGAACATGGACGATCTTTCGGCGCAGGACTCGCAGCTTGCGGACGTGGCCACCGCCGAAAACATCGACGTGATGCAAAAGCTAGCGCTGGCGCAGCAAGAGGTGGCGCTGGGGCTGGAGACGCTGCTGACGGGAATGAGCTACCCGGAGCAGTCCTTGCGGTATTCGCCGCGGCTCGGGCTGAACCGGGTGGTGGTTACGCCGGCGCTACGGCTTTGGCACGCCTATCGCGCGCTGGAAATGGTATACGCGGATGCCTACAACAGCCAGTTGAACGATCGGTACGCCGGCAAGCGGGACCAGTTCCATTCGATGGCGAACTGGGCCTACGACAAGCTGATCCGGATTGGAGCGGGGATGGTCCACGATCCCATCCCCAGGGCCGCCGTGCCTACGCTGACGGCGGTGGCGAGCGCTTCGAATCCGCTTCCGGACGCAACCTACTACGCGACCATGGCGTGGATCAACCGCAGCGGCGAGGAGGGCGCCAGCGCCACGCCGAACACGGTCACCACGTCAAGCGGCACCGTGCTGGCGGCGCCGCTGAATCCACCGAAGAACGCGGCCGGTTGGAACGTGTATGTGGGCGCGGATACCGATTCCATGTTCCGGCAGAACGAAACGCCCATCGGAACCGCAGACAACTGGACGCAGCCCGCGACCTTGGTTACGACGGGACCGCGCGCCGGCGACGGCCAGGTTCCGAATTACATCAGGCCGATTCCGAGGATCTTGCAGAGGGGCTAATGGCACAGCTAATCGGAAGCGCCCTCAGCGGGCAGATCATACAAATGCTGACGGCCTCCACGGGGGTGAACGCGACTCTGGCGGCGCTCAGCCCCACGGGAACCGCGCCGCCGCCGGCCATCGACGCGGCGCAGATCCGCGCGCAGAACGCACCGCCGGACCTGATGGATCGCGGAGAGACGGTCGCCTACCCGGCGGTCAATGTGTATTGCGAAAAACTCGCGAACCAGCTGACCGAAAAATCGCGGACCTTCTCCGGGGTGGCGCGGATGACCGTGGAAGTGCGGCACTCGCACGACCGGCTGGAGAGCCTCCAGAACAGCCTGGAGCTTTACGCGGATGCGGTCGCGGAAACGCTCAGCGCAAGCCGCGGCGACTGGGGAAACGGCATGTTTTACACGGGCGAATACGAAGTCTCGTTCAGCGCGGTGAAGCATGGCGGCAGAAACCTGATTCAGACGGCGAAGATCGCCCTGGAGATAGGAGTGAGCATAAACTGACATGTCCTCGTACATTCTTTCGAACGCAAACCGGTTCTACGCCGCACTCGAGACGGCCTACGGCTACGCGGCGGCGGTAACCGCGGCGAACCGGATTCCCGCCTTGAAGCTGGCTATCGAACAGCAGCTCGAAGTGACCGCGCGGAAGGACAAGACCGGTAGCCGGACCTTTCCGGGCCTGCCGGCGGGCGGCAGGCTGCGCACGTCCTTCGAACTGCGCACGTACCTGACCAGTTGGCAGCAATCGGGCTCCGCGCCGTCGGGGGGACCTTCGCCGGATAGCGCGCCGGGACCGGCTTACGGGCCGCTGTTCCAGGCCGCGTTGGGCGGCGCGCCCCTGGAGTTCACGGGAGGAACGGTGGCGGCGAGCAGTTCCGCCGGCAACCTGACTTTTCAGGCGGCGCACGGTCTGGCGGCCGGCCAGGCGGTCTCATGCGGAGGCGAGATCCGTTTCGTCGCGGCGATCGTGAGCGCAACGGCCGTGCAGTTGAACGCTCCGTTTACGACGTTGCCCGCCGCAGGCGCGCCTGTGACGCCAACGGTGACTTACATCCCGGCCACGAACCTGCCGAGCGTGACCATCTACGACTACTGGTCGCCTTCCACGGCCGAGCAGCGGCTGCTGTGCGGCGCGGCGGTCGAGCAGATGGACATCCTATTGAACGGCGATTACCAGGAATTTCACTTCAGCGGCGTGGCGCAGGACGTTCTGGATAGCGGGAGCTTTGCGGCCGGGCAGGGGGGGTTGGCGAACTTCCCATCGGAACCGGCGGTTTCGGGATTCGACTATTCCATCGTGCCGGGGAACCTCGGCGAGGCTTGGCTGGGAGCCTCCCCCGCGCAGTTTTTCACCATCACCGGAGGAACCGTCACGCTGAAGAACGGCCTGACCACGCGGTCGAGGGAATTCGGCAGCAACCTGCCGCAAGCGATCTCGCCGGGGCCGCGCACGGTGACCGCGGCCTTCGAGCTATTCAGCATGAACGACAGCGGGACCATCGGGCTCTACCAAGCGGCGCGCCAGCAATCGCCCATCAGCGTGATGTTCCAGTTGGGACAGACGCAGGGGCAATTGATTGGCGTAAGCATGAGCAGCGTGATCCCCGCGGTTCCGGAGTTTGAGGACGGCCAAAACCGGCTGCAATGGAAATTCCGGCCGTCGCG